AGGAATATATAAATGAAGTCGTTAATGGAGATATACACACAACAAATCAAAATGCTGCTGGTCTGGAATCAAGAGATAAGGCGAAGACTTTTATCTACGCATTTATCTATGGAGCAGGTTCAAAAAAAATCGGAAGTATCATTGGAGGTTCGGAAAGAGATGGAGAAAGAGTTAAAGAAAAATTTCTTAGAGCAACACCAAGTCTTAGAAGCTTACGAGAAAAAGTGGAAAGAGTGGCTCAACGAAGATGGGTCAAAGGAATCGATGGAAGAAAAATAATTATTAGGCATCCTCATGCAGCTTTGAATACATTACTGCAAGGGTCTGGTGCTATAGTTATGAAGTATGCGTTGACATTGCTAGAAGAATATGTTAATAATAAACGAATCAAAGCATTTCCAGTTGTAAATGTACATGATGAATTTCAATATGAGGTTGAAGAAAGTAGAGCCGAAGAGTTTGGAAAGTTAGCAGTACAATCAATTATAGATGCAGGTAAACAATTAAAAGTGAGGTGTCCTTTAAATGGAGAATATAAAATTGGAAACAACTGGTCAGAAACACATTAGTACTTTAGTACCTGATATTAAGAAATTAATAACAGATGTATCTAATGGTAAACCTGCACCAATTACAGAAGAGAATCTAAATAATTTTTTAGAAAATATAAAAGAAGCTATGTTAGCTTGGAATAAACCTAGTGTTAAAGAAAAGTATCAAGGTAAATTAAGAATGTCTATTATAGGTAAACCACCTAGACAGTTATGGTATGATAAGAATAGTCCTAAAGAATCTAAAGAAGATAATTCTGATATGACTTTAAAGTTTTTATATGGACATATTATTGAACATTTAATTTTATATCTAGCTGAGTTGTCTGGACATAAGATAGAAGACCAACAAAAGAAAGTTGAGATAGATGGTATAACAGGACATATTGATAGTAAGATTGATGGAGAAATATGTGATGTTAAATCAGCATCACCTTTTAGTTTTAAAAAATTTGCATCAGGTGATATTGTTAATGATGACCCTTTCGGTTATCACGCACAGTTAGCAGGATATGAAACAGCTATGGGTACTAATCAAGGAGGATTCCTTGTTGTTGATAAATCAAATGGTGACATTTGTTTTTATAAACCAGATGACATGGCTAAACCAAATGTTAAAGATTTAATTTCAACTTTAAAAACAACACTAGAATTAGATGCACCTCCTAGTAAATGTTATGAAGATAAAGTAGAAAAGAATGGTAATCAAACATTGGCAACAGGATGTCAATTCTGTATTCATAAATGGGAGTGTCACTCTGATAGTAATAATGGAAAAGGTTTGAGAGTATTTAAGTATGCTAATAAAAATGTTTTCCTAACTAAAGTTATTAAACTTCCTAATGTAGAAGAAATAACAAATCAATACAAGGAGCAATTAGAAAGCTATGGAAAATCCAATCAAGCATAAACATTTATTAATCAGAGCAGAAGTATCTGAACCACCTAAGAATGAAGAACATATTATTTTTTGGATAAAAGAATTAATTAAAAAGATTGATATGAAATTACTTGCAGGACCTTATGCAACAAAGGTAACTAAGAAAGGTAATGCAGGTTTAACTGGTGTTGCTATTATAGAAACATCACATATAGTTATGCATACTTGGGATGAAAACAATCCTTCACTTATTCAGCTTGATGTTTATTCATGTAAAGATTTTAAAGAAACAGATGTATTAAATTGTTTATCTGAATTTAAACCTATTGAAGTTGATTATAAATATTTTGATAGAGAAAATAATTTTAAAGATATTAAATAATGAAATGTTTTTATTGTAATGCTGAAGTAAGATGGAATAATGATTATGATACTGAAGATACTTATCCAGATTCAGAACATGATATGGTAAGTATGTACCAATGTGATGAATGTGATACTTGGTATGAAGTATTCTCTCACAGAAAGGAGAAACATGAACGCAAAGACAATGAGTAAAATAAGAAACAAAGCTAAACATATTTTAGTTCAATGGTTATCTTCTTTGTTATCTAAAGAAGAAGCTAATAAAATTAATTATAAAAATGTACTACAATTCTTACCTAATCAAACTCACTATTGGCAAGATGGTACATTAAAGCTACAACCATGGTCATATAAATGGGTAGTAAAAAAATTAAAACACAACCAAGAGTTGACATATGATGAATTGTATGCTATGTTACAACCATCAGAAAGACAATTAAGAAGACAAGAGATGATTGAGAAAGGACCTTTATTATAATGACTAACAAAAGTATGTTTAAAGATTTATCTTATGATAGTTTAAACAAGCAGGTAGATGGCACTCACTATAAAGGTATGAAGATTCAACCTGCTCAATTTATTAATGAGAATAATTTATTGTTTGCAGAAGGGAATGCTATTAAATATATATGCAGACATAAATTAAAAGGTAAACAAAAAGATATTGAAAAAGCAATTCATTATCTTGAAATGATATTGGAGAGAGATTATGATTCATGAGAGTACAATAAGTCAATTGGAAAAAAGAGCAAGAGGATTTAGAAGAATCATATCTTCTTTAAACGACTTGCCTATGTATGGTATAAATCCTGTTATAGATAAAATTTTATTTGTAAAGATTGAAGCTTTGAAAGACCATCTTAAAAAAAAGATTCAAAAAAATAATGAAAAGCTAAATGAAATTTATACTACTAGTATTGATAGTCTATTAGATGATGATGGACAAATAAACAATAACCATATATCTATAGCTAATGAAGAACAGAGTACTAAAAAAAAGTAGTAAGAAAGTAAAAAAGAATGAAGCTGATTTAGCTACATTTAAATTGATAATAAATAATCAAGGACAATTTATTGTAGAGAAATCTTTTTATCCTAGAGATAAAATTTCTTTTCATTTTAAAAGAGAGAATGCAGGTTTAATATCTGCTATGTTGAGAGAATCAGAAGTTAAGTTTGATGATATAACTGAGTTGTATGAAATCTTATTAAAAGAATTAACTTAACTTTCTTCGCCTTCCTTTTGTATTTCATTACAAAAATAATTTAAATATAATTTCCTATCTTCAATAGGTTCTTTCATTTCAACTGAAAAATTTTGTATCAATTTTCCACCTCCAGCCACACATTCTGACCATGAATTAAATTCAGTTGGAAGTGTCATCGTATTATTACAGTATCCAGTAATTGCAGAACATATACTAAAAGCTAATATAAATTTCATACTAAGTATTTATCTCTTAGTTGTATAGCTAAATTCCATTTACCTTTTTCTCTGCATCTGTTAATCAAATATTTAATTCTGTATATTAATTTTGTTTTGTTAGTCATTACTTAGCCTTTACTATTTTCTTGATTGATTCACTACCATCAATATTGGTTTCTATTTCTGCCTCTACTTCACCACACATGAATTGTTTATTATTCATCTCCATGTTTCTTGTAGCTTCTCTTTTCATCTTCAAACAAGTAGATAAGCTATCTTGTATTCGGTGCTCTACTAACTCACCATTTATAAACAAGCATAAAGCAAATACTAATTTAGTTATTCCCATTTAATTTACCTATGTTAGAACGAACAGAATCTTTTAATTTTTCTACATCAACTAATATTTTTTCTATATCTTTTTGTAGTCTTTCAATATTAACTTTGTTAGTCATATTCTGTTCTTGAGTTTCTTCTAACTTCTCAACCTGTGCTGCTATATGTTCCAACAACATAAACTGTTCCTGGTCTATAGGTTTTTGAGCACTAGCTTCAAGTAAATCTTGTTGTTGTAATTTATCAGCTGTCTCTAATAAATTTATTCTTTCAATAACACCAAAGTATGCCCACACTCCTATGGCAACAGCTCCAACAATGGCAAGGAGATTCCTAATAGGGAGAGCAATGTTAGTGTTATCATTTATTTTCATATCTTAAATAAGTTAAGAATCTTTTTCCACCAAGGAATATATTCATCAGTTAAAGTTAAAGCTTCTTCGTATTCTTCTAAGTGTATACATCTAGAACAAATACATCTAGGACATTTGTCAACATTACAATGACATTTGTGATTACATGATATACAGTTTTTCATTATATTCCTTGTAGTCTTGGGTCTTTAGATGTTATATTCTTTTCTGCTTTAGGTCTAGCTATAGATTGTTTACTTCTTTCTCTAAGTTGTACCTTAGCAGAATCAGCTTTTCTTTTTTCATCTAATTGTTTTTTTAAATCCCATTTAAAATTCATATCATTCTCCTTATTGACAAGATAAACATTCATCAGAATCAGAATCTAATTCTGCTAAAGCTTCTTGTTTACATTCTTGTCCACAGAAAATATCTAACTCATCTTCTTGTTCAAACTTTTCATTACATTGTTTACATTTTTTTAACATTAAATACCTTCGTCTAAAAATTTTGTAGTTTTTTTCTTCTTTACTTTTTTCTTTGTAAATAAATTTTCTATCTTTAAAAAGAAATCATCTATAGCACCTAATACTGTGTACATTATTTTATCAATCATTATCTTACTGGTCCTCCAAATAGTGCTAATAATATCATTAAGATAATTAATATAGATGTGAAACGATAGTCCATTTTTATATCCTATTCCTGTCTTTCTATTTCCCCATAGTTTTTGCCATGACCAAACATTAACTTTACTTGACCAATGATTTATTAACAATAGTATTTGTTTTAACATTTATTTTTTATTTCTGAATATCTGTGTGCCTTTTATACCATAAATTGATGCAACAACAAGTATCCATAAATTCGTAAACCAGCTGGGCAATTGTGAAAAGTATTCAAAGAATAATTTTACTTTGTCCATAGCTGTTGGGTCATCCGATACTACTGCCCAAGCTAAAATTACAATAGGAGCTGAGAGAATTAATAAAACAAATTCGTCTTTCCAGTCCGATTGCCTAGCCTCTAATAATTTTCCTGCGTATTCAGCCTCACCTTTAGCCATCTTAGCAGCATGATTCATTTGTGCATCTGCCATTAGCATTTTAGTTTGCTGTCTTTGTTTGAATATGTGTGTACCTGCTTTAACTGCTAAGTTAAAAGCACTAAGTATTGGAAATCCCATTGTTGTCTAACCACTCCTTTACATTAAATGAAGGACATTTCTTTTTATCATCTACTTCGTAGTGTCCTATTATTTTTTTAATATCATACTTATCTTGTAGTGTAGATATTAATTGTTCTAACGTATCAAATTGTTCTGGTAAAAAATTATTTTCCCAGTCACCTGATTTGTTAGACCCTCCTATTAAACAAATTCCTATTGATGTACCATTAACTGCTCTTGCATGTGAACCAACCATTGATTCATCTCTACCAGTTTCTAATGTACCATCTCTTTTTATAACGTAATGATAACCTACATCATCCCAACCATTTTCTACAACATGCCAATGCTTAATCTTTTCTACTCCAATATCCATATCAGCAGGTGTTGCTGAACAATGAATAACAATCATATCTGTTTTAGTTCTTGGTGTCATAGTTATTACCTAGGGAGCATTACACCCCCTAGGCTATGGAGGTTATTTTATTTTTATAGTCTTAGGCTTTTTCTCTTCAGGTAATTCTTCATGTACTTTTATAGTAAGAACACCATCTTTAAAATCAGCCGAATCTACTTTGATGTATTCAGACAAAGTAAATTTTCTTACAACATTTCTTGATGCAATACCTTGATGAATTAAATCATCTTTTAGTTTATCATCTTTCTTAGCCTTGACTGTAAGTATACTATCTTCAATCTCTATGCTAATATCAGATTTAGAAAAACCAGCTAGTGCTATTTCAACTTGCCAGTCTGTATCACATCCACCAATTTTTCTTATATTGTATGGAGGAAAGTTAGTTGTATTGATTCTAGATACCTCATTTAAAGTATTAAACATTCTATCAAATCCAATAGAATAATTTTTAAATGGGTCAAAATTTAATATCGTCATTTTATATCCTTTCGTTAAGCGATTTAAATTAAAGTAATCTCATATGAGCATTACTATTCCTATATTATAATAAGAATTTTGTTTCCTGTCAACTACTAGTCACCCTTAGTATACTTGACTTTTTCACCAATATCTACACCACCTTTTACAAATT